CGAATCGCATCATCGAAACTGGTATAGACTGCCAGGCTGGCTCCCACAGGTGCTGCCGCTGCGACACCAAGGCCAGTGAGCTTGGTGCCAACCAGTCGCGTGGATGCACCGAACGATTTGAGCCGCTTTTGCGCAGCTTCGAGTCCCTTGAGGAACTGGGCGCTCCTCGCGGTCAGCTCGACGTAGGCTCCTCCGGCTCTGACTTGGGACATGGCAACTCTGAAGTTCTTGGTTGAAAGTTAGCACCGAGCATCGCTGCTGCTTGCTCAACAGTTCCGCGAGCAACGATTGGCTTTTGGTCTGCGTAGGGATTGAAGTCGTCGGGCTTGAATGGCTTGCGACGCCTCTTGCGATCGCGATTCATCTCGGCCATCAGTGCCATGATCGTGCTCGCGACATTCCAATCGTGTTGGCGTTTGGCCTCGGCCATCAGCACAAGCTGGCGAAGCGTTAAGGGGCCTGGATCGACTCCGACGATGCCGGCAAGTCGGACGATGAGTCGCTCAATGTCGGCACAGCGAGCTTGCGTTCGAGATCTTCGACGATCTTGTCCACGAGATTCGGATCGTCCAGTCGCTTCTCGATCGCACTGATTCCTCGCGTCTCGATCAGCTTCTGTTTCTCGGCCGCCTTCCGTAGAAGACGGCGTCGCGACTCCGGGAAGTAATTAATCAACGCTTCGAGGAGTGCACCGGTTGCATCGTCGATCGAGTTACCAGCCAGACCTTCTCCGAAGGCTTCGTCGGTAATCTGCTGCTTATCTGCTTGCGGCTTGCAGATTGCATAGAGCACATCGCCCAAGAGCAAAGGATCCGTCGAAAGTCGCGTGATCAAATCACCATCGATTGCTTCCAACAGATGCACGCCGGTGAGAGTCTTCACACGGCGCAGCGTCGTGTTATCGATGTCTACAATCCAAATGCGTCCGGCGCGGTCTACAAACTTCTGCATGTTAATAGTCCAGAGACTTGAGGGTTGAGTCTTGAGGAAGAAAGAAATACAAATGAATCCTGACCTTAGGCATCACGCCAGCTTAAGGGCCAGCCAAACCAGGTCCAACGTTCATGCCACCACCAGAGCTCGACTGTGTTGGCTTGAGAGTCACATCAGCGGAGATGACCTCTTCCAGGTTTTGATTGACATTGAAGTTCATCACTTCACAAGTCAGCGTGAGCGTTCCACCAGCGTCGCTGATGCCGACATCACAAGGATCGCCGCTGCTCCATAGGCCTTGAAGCAAGCCGAATGCAGAGTCGCCGTCCTTATTTAGAACAGTGAACTCAATGGACGCATCCTTGAGCGTACCCACCGTGGCTCGCCAGCCATTGTTGGCCCGAGTACTCGCGTCGGCCTCAGCCTTCTCTAGGCTGACCGTCAAATCCTTGACGTTGGTGATCTCGGCACCGTCAATGGTGAGGACGGCTTCGAGACCTAGTTTTACTTCTGGCATTGTTTCGGTTTCCTTTTGGAGCGAGTACAATTGAGTGTAGGAGGTACAATCATGTCAGACGTTTTATTGAACAGCAGCGATACAAAGCTCAAGGTGATATTAAGCCAGTTGAAGCCTGGTGAAGTGGCACGCATCATTGATGACGGGCAAGTCATAGCGACGCTTCAAAAAGCTGATACTTCCGATCAACTTTATCCGTGTAAGGCGGGTTCTGCGGCAGGCACGACTCACTGGATGGCTGATGACTTTGATGCGCCGCTGGATGACTTTCGCGAGTACATGGAATGAATGTTCTATTGGACACACACTCGTTTCTTTGGTTTGTCTGGAACGACCAAAGACTTTCCCAAAACGCAAAAGCAACGATCGAGTCACCTGCAAATCGCAAATGGGTGAGCGTTGCCAGTCTTTGGGAAATCACGATCAAAGTAAGCATCAACAAACTCAAGCTTGGATTACCTATCGAATCGTTCTTGACACAGCATCTTTCCATTAATGACTTTTCCGTTCTTAACATCTCCACTGATCATCTCTCTATTCTTTCTCGCTTGGACTTTCATCATCGAGACCCTTTTGATCGTTTGCTAGCTTCACAATCGATATCGGAACCCATGTCGCTTATCAGCTGCGATGTTATCTTCGATCAGTATGGCGTTAACCGATTTTGGTAATTACTTGACTGAGTTGGCCCAGAACGTGGGAAGCCGACTCCGATTGGCTTCCAGTGCCGGCTTCATGAATGGTCGCTTGGGATAATGGCGAGGCTTGTTGTCACTGCGTCGCTCGTTCTCCTCAGCAATTAGACGAGTGGCTCGATTCGCCTGAGCTCCGGTTCGCAGTTCGATCCTCGCAAACTTGGTCTTGCTTCCGTGCTGTATGGCACGGATGGGACCATGCTCGCCAACCTTAAATCGATGCGGCTTGAGCTTTCGACGCTTGGTTGCAACGCCACCGAATTCATGCAAGTTCCAAATCCGTCCAGCGATCTCGTTCACAGGACCGATTGCGACAACGGTTCGGTTGTTGGTGACGTCGTATCGAATCACTCGCTTGAGCATGCCTGTCTGTGTATGCGGCGGGCTTCCCGGGTTCGAAGGCTTCTTGCGTTTCCGAATACTACGCTTGGCCGTTTTTCGAACCGCACCGCCGGCCTCGCTCAGAGAAGTGAAGGTTGCTGTTTCTGCCTTCTTCTTGAGCTTTCGCTTATCGAATTGAGTTCGGACCGTGATCTTGATCATCGCGCCAGTTCAAAGGTTAGGGTCAACAAGCTTGTAAACTGACGCAGTTGTTCCCAGTGCTCGCTGGAATACAGCACTGCGTGTTCGGCCTTCACGCATCGAGCCGCTTGAAATGAATCGAGTCTCTTCAAACGAAACTCGTCGGCAATCTTCTCCACAAGATCCACTAGCGGATCGATCTCCTCGTTGGTTCCCTTCGAAAACTTCTTTTGTACCGCAACATCAACGCGGCAGTGGTACTTGTTGTGGGCGCGGTCGTGAGGGAATAGCTCGACATCGCGAGGCACAACTGTCACGCGGAGTTCCTTCACGTCTTCGAGGTCGAAGTTGGGAACGTACATTCGCTCGGCGATGAATTCGAAGTCGAACTCGGCTGCATTGAGTTGGGCGGTTACGCTATCGGCTACTTGTAAAACGGTTGTCATAAAACAGTCTTGAGTCCTGAGTCGTGAGTCTTGAGGAAGAGTAAGGAGCCCATGATTAAGCTCAAGAATCAAGTCTCACGACTTGCGACTTGTTTAGTGTGGATGCGGAGTTTAAATCGGAACGGATCGCTGTAACGCCACGGCGGATCGTTTCCAAGCGACATGACTTCGAACTCGAAGACCGTGAAGCCTACGACTTCGACGATCGAGTCGCCGCGCCGCGGTAGTGAGCCTATCGCTGACTCCATCAACTCGTGAGTATTGATCAGGAAGTCGCGAACTTGGGAACGAGTGACAATTCCTTCTCCGTCGTCTTGGTCGTATTCCGATTTCCCTATGGTTGCAGACAGTTCCACCTCGATATCATCGCGACAGTAGACAACTTTTTTGGATGCGTGTTGGGTCAATTGACTTGCCAACCAAGCTTGACCACGTTCCATGATGTTGAGCATTAGTGTTGGCTCCTGATTGCGAAGACTCTCCAAATGATCTCCTCGAGCCTTCTCCAGAAATCGAGGCGATCCAATATGGGGTTGAGCCAATCTGTCATCACGCAATACTTTGATCCAAAAGGTTCAACGTGATGTTGCGCATGGTGCTTTGGAGATTGCAAGAGGCCGATCGATTGAAGGGTTTCGATCCATGCGGCTACTTTTCCTTTGCTGTGCGACCATGCATGGATCTCGTTGGCCTGACTAACAAAGGCAAAGACTCCGCAGATCGGATCGGGAACTGTTAACAAGAAAGCGACGCCCGCCGGGATAAGCGTAGTCCAATTGCGAGACCAATAACCCTGATCGAGGAACGCCAATGGCTGCTCGTGGTGGAGCTGATTGGGTTTTGCGATCCATTCGCCAATCACTGGCCATCGCGTGTCCGCATAGCGATCCTCCCACCAATGCCAGAAGCCAGCGAGGAGATCGGCTGCAAGATAACAGACGAGGATGTACCCGATGAGTGCGAACATAACGTTGGAGTCTCGGTTTTTGGTCTCGAACGAAGGAAACGGAAAGTCACTACGAGTTAGAAACAGGAGCAGCCATCAACCGCTTGCCGGATCGTCCCAAAAGAACGCCCGCAACAAACGTAACGGCCACGAGCAATGCAACCAGTAATCGATCTCTTATCCAGCGTTGAACGCGTTGCACGAAGTCCAAGGTTGGTTGTTTGGGCGATTCCGGTTTGTTCCCTTCGTCGCGAGGTTTGCGTCCGAAGATGCCGCCTTGATTCGGCTCTGTGATCGCATCGAGAATATCTTGCGATGCACCTTCGCCATCCTGCGACATGACAGCCAAAGGTTGCGTTGGCCAGGTCGTCACACGCACATCCTTTGAGGCTTCGATAGTACCATCAACTTCCTTGACTCCCTGGGGAAGTGCTTCGAGAGCTTGAGGTAGACGACCTCGCAACGCTTGCAACAGGAATGGGGTCGATTGCCCAAGCCCTTCACCGCCACCGCCCCACGTAAGGAGCCCAACAACACGTGGACCAACATCGGTATAGTCGATCACACTAGAACCGCTGCGACCGCCGATCGCTTCTGGCTTCCATGTGAGGATCTGCCCTTCGGATCGATTGAGACTGAGAACTTGGAGACTTGGCCATTCGCAGCGAGGGCAACCATAAGTGGTCACCATTGCCTTGCGATCTGGGTAGCGATCCGCCAGGGGAATGGGTCGCACATTTTTGGCGAACTCTGCGTTACACTTGAGCAATGCAAAGTCGACGCTCATGCCTCGGCCATATCCCGAGGCGATAATCGATCCTCGCCCTCGTTCGATCGAGCCGTCGGGCTCCCAACGTTCGAGGTTCACAGTGCGGCCGCGTTGCGTACCGGCCACGTGTGCATTGGTGAGCACCAGTGAGTTCCCGGCCTCATCGCGTCCGACAACGGTTCCACTTCCACAGACGCCACTGATGGTGACTCGGACAGTGGCTCGAATTACTTGAGTGAAGCGATCCTCATCGCTGGCAGCCGAGCTTTCAATCTTGGTCGTGTCGATGAGAACGTTCTCTTGAAGAGGAACAAGTTCGATCGACGAGCAGTCCGTGCACACAGTCTCCTTCGCGAAGCTTGCGTGAAGGGAGGTGAGGGTGGTTACTAGCGCAATTGCATAACGTTTGAAACGAAGCATGATGGTTCCTTTGGAGTAGAGAGCGAGTTAGCTTTTGAAGATGACCCAAAGTTGGGAATCGGGTTGAGGAACGGTCGACACGAAGCGAATGGGGATACCGCACATCACTTCCTCTTTGATGTAGCGATTCTTTTCTGGTTGGAAGATGCGTGAACTGCATTCTTCCCGTCGATAACAAGCCAACGGAATGATGGTTCCATCAGGAAGTAAACCTTCGACCTTCCACGTCGCTGTCCGCGCCTTGACCGCAACACAGAAGACGGTTTCGAACGGTGCAGCACGCAACCATTGACTCGTCTTGAGTTCCTCGTCGAAAGTCAGTTGCTCGATCGCATTGGCTTTCTCTGCGGCTATTTGATTGATCGATGACATGTCAATGGCTAGGCTTGTGGTTTACTGTGAAAGGTTACAGTTTGATGCTATTGGCTTAGTCGCACGCGAGCCGTTGCGGTGTCGACGGGCGCGTTGCGAACACACTTGCCAAGAAGCTTGTTGCCAGTCGCAATGGTGACAACCTGGTTGTTGGTAGCGTCCCAATAGACCCGCGCTCCAGCGGAGATCGCTTGCGTTAGATCCTTGTTGATATCGAAGACACCTTCGACGCATATCGATCCCAGTCGATTGGCGGGGATGTCATGTTTGGTGATACCGACCAAATCTCCTTGTACGACAACACTACCGGCAGGCAGATCGGTCTCGGGGGTGAAGTCAACCGTGTCGCCTTGCTGAACGTAGTCCGCAGATGTCATGGGTTCGTCCTAATGTGAGTTATGGAAATGATTAGTGCTGTTACGTCTTGAAGGGGAAGCTATTGACTATGCCGCTTCACCTGTGACTTTGACCGCAGCGCGAGGGTCTTGGCTGTTGACACCAAAATCGATGAAGGATCGGAAGCCCATGCCGAGCATGTTCGGAGGCATCTCGACTCGCTCGATGACGGGTGTGCGGCGACCGTTGAGGAAGACGATCTCAAACGCAGGTAGCACGTTTGGATTGGCGAACAGATACCACGCTTTGGCACTTGCACCTGGGTAATATGCATCTGACAAATGCGGGGTACTGATGACGCGGTACTTGTTGCGGTGAGGGTTGTCGACTGGGATCTTGGTCGGCTGCCCTTGAGCATCGATCATCAACTGAGCGGATCCCATCAGCAATTCAGCATCGGTCTCCAGCTCCACAGGGACGACCAAGTATTCAGGGCGGATGTTAATCGGCTTTTGATCCTTGGCTTTGTTGCCTGGCCCTGCCTTTTGCTTGCGAAAGTTGGTTTTCGCTTTGGTGAGGCTGTTGGCACTGAAGACCGAATCGACCCCGGTAATCAGATTGCTATTGGTCGAGCTAAAGAACGCGGGAATGTTTCCGAGCAACAACGTGAAGAAGAGATCGTCGATCGACTCTGCACCGCTCCGCCCCATTTGACGTGGGATGTCCATGAAGGCGTTGAGGTCATCATTGATGATGTCTTGCCGCGTCAGCATGAGAAGCTGACCATAAGTGTCGGCCTTGTTGGAATACTTCTGCTCGGACAA